ACTTGATCAAAATCATCCTGCCGTTACGTATGATGATCCAATTGGAATCCTGGTACAGGGTTACGGAAAGCTATTGCAGTGCCATCCAACAGCCGTGCGCCGTGGAGTAAGCGGATTTCGGGTCGCCAAGCATCTGCACCTTCCCATCACGCATGACAAGCAGGCTGAAACCGCAGGACGGGAACGATATGATGCTCTGGTCGGCGAGCGGGCGGAACGCTTCTGGGATGGTCTCATTCGCCGTCGAGTAGTTCTGCTGTCCACTGCCGTCGAACTTGACGTTGCCGTTGATCGTGACGATGCGTCCGACGCGACATAGAGTGAGTCTGCTGTTCGTGTATGGAGGTTTCCATGGCTGGGTTACGGAAAGCTATTCAGGCGAGAATGTAGGTCATCGTCCCGGAGAACGTGCCGCTGTTCTGCACCGCGCCACAATTGACATAACGGAAATTGCCATTCGTTTCCAGAATGAAATCACGCTGGCTGCCACCATCACGCCCCGACCACGTACCATGCGTGACGACCGCAGGCCTCCAACCCTCCGGAATTGTACCGAACTGTCCACTGCCCCACGAGTCAGTGCTCGCGCTTTTCCAGTTGATGCTAATCTGCGCGATCTTGCCAGACTTCACGCCGGTCACGGTGCCATACTGTGATTTAATCAAAGTCTGGGTTACGGAATCCAACAGTTGGCTCATCGGAGGCAACTGCTTGACAAGCATGACAGGAGTTCCAGCGGTGATGCCACTGATCGGAATGCGGGCGATCGGAATCCATACGGTGCCGGAATTGTTCAGGATACTACCCGACGGTACCGTGGGGTCAGCCGCCGTGCCACTGGTGGCGGTGCCCTTCAGCACCGCGAGCGCGATCGTTTCGATGTTGTTCGAGTCTCGCGTGTATTTCACGCAGATTAGGTCGTTGCGGTTCCGTCCTGTGACTCCGCTTTCGATGGTGACGGTTTCCGCCGCGGTGACGCGTGCGTATCGTCCTTCGATCACAAGGTTGAGGACCGGGATGAGCGCCTTGTTTGCTGACTGCATGGTCACGGCGGGGAATTTGCCGTCGCTGCCTTGCAGCAGGTAGTTGCCGTTTCCGACCAGTCCGGCCTGCATGGCTCCTTGGTCGCTGGATGTGATGTGCGGAGCGCCGGCCTTGCCGGTGATGAGATTCATGGTCATGGTCATTCCTTCCTATCTGTTGTGTTGTTGAGGTATGCGGCGTAGGCGGCGTCCTGCGTGGCTGCCAGCGCTTTGAACGTCTGCCAGCATGCGGTACAGACGAGCGCGCCCTGTGCGACTCCGTCGACGGTGGTGTGGGTGATGTCGTGCCAGTCGCTGGAGGTGCGTGGGTCACCGTCGGCGAGGTATGCGGAGGCGTGGCATCGGTCGCAGGTGTATCTGGTGATGTTCGTGGTTCGTGCCATTGATGTTCCTTTCTCTTTCAGGCTGTGCGCTGGTAGATGTGCCCCGGAAGCGTCGTGCCGCATTCCTTCCAAGTGCCTCCGTAGGTTGTTCCCGGATTGGCCGTGGAAGTGGTCCAGTAAAGGGAGCCCACGGGGTGGGCGGCGATGAATGCCTGGCTCACGCTCATGCCGTTGTCTCCCTTGTCACCCTTCGGCCCTTTGTGCACGACGTAGCTACCGACGCCTTTGACAGTCACATCGCTACCGTTGATGGCGGTGACCTGCCAGAACCCAAGTTCAAGACCATCTGCGGCTGGAAATTGGTCAAAAATGGTGTCTCCGACCTGCAGGTTTCCATTTGGCTGAATACCAGATAGGGCAATTTTTCTCACTTCTCCGCCCGCACCCGAACCGTTGATGTCGCCATTGAATTTCCGCAGGCTCAGTCCTCGTGGCCCAGTGGCTCCCGTTGGACCCTTCGCCCCGGTGGCGCCGGTCGCTCCGGTGGCCCCGGTCGGGCCTTGCGGTCCTTGCACTCCCTGCTTGCCTTGCGGTCCGGTGTCGCCCTTGGGGCCTTTGACGTTGCCGAGCAGAATCTTCGTCATATGCGCTCCTTACTTTCCGTCATTAATCATGTAATACAGGTCGCCCGTCGCCGGATCGTAGGAGACGGGAGCCGCCGACGCGGTGGCCGTATCCGCGTACACGGCGTACAGGTCTCCGTTCGGGTCGACCTGCAGTGTGAAGAATCCGGAAGTTGGCGCCGTCACGCCGCTGGCACCCTGCGGTCCTGTCGGCCCCTGTGGGCCCTGCAGTCCCTGCACACCTTGTATTCCCTGCTTGCCTTGCGGCCCGGTGGGGCCTGTTGCTCCGGTAGGTCCGGCAGGACCAGTCGGACCTACCGGGCCAGTGGGACCGGTGGGGCCTCCTTCTCCGGAGGGGCCGACATCGCCTTTGTCACCCTTGTCGCCCTTCAGCCCTTCAGGACCTTGCGGACCGGGAGGTCCGGCAGCTCCAGTGGCTCCTTTAGGCCCGATCTCGCCGGTATCGCCCTTCACACCCTGCGGGCCGACGTCACCTTTTGGACCTTGCGGTCCGGCAGGGCCTTGCGTTCCGTTGACGAGTGGTGTTCGGTTCAACCATTCGCTCACGTTCCCCGTGAAAGTGGATCCCACCGGATATTCGCCGACGAGGGATTTCTTCATCACGAGCGCCGGAAGGCCGACGTCGCCTTTAGCTCCCTGAACGCCCTGCGCTCCTTGCTTGCCTTGCGGGCCGGTGGCCCCGGTATCGCCCTTGTCGCCTTTGGGGCCTTTGATGTTGCCGATCAATAGTCGCGCCATGTGTCACCTTTCCGGGATGTCCACGTACAGGTTCCCGCTCTCGGAGTCCCAAACAAACGAGGGTGGGTTCGTGTTGTCCGGATAGTTCACGTACAGGTCGCCGTCGCCTTCCATGCTGAGCGTGAAGAAGCCGTTCGAGGGAGCGGATACGCCGCTGTCGCCCTTGTCACCCTTCTCCCCTTGCGGGCCCTGGATGCCTTGGGAACCTTGGATGCCTTGTCTGCCCTGGGGGCCGGTCGCCCCCTGTGGACCCGTGGGACCCTGCGGACCTGTGGAACCCGTCGGGCCTTGCGGTCCCGCCACGCCGATCGCGCCGGCATCACCCTTATCGCCTTTCTCGCCGCGTATCCCCTGCAGTCCCTGCGGACCTTCGGGACCGGCGACGCCTTGCGGCCCTCGCTCCCCGGTCGCTCCTTTCTCTCCCCGAGGACCGGTGGGTCCGGTCGCTCCGGTGGCCCCCTGTGGTCCTGTGTCACCCTTGTCGCCCTTCTCCCCTTGCGGACCCTGATCGCCTTTCGGAAGCCCCAAATTCAAGGTTTTGTCGCTGCCGGCGCCCGTGAGCGACGCGCTTGCCTGTGCGCCGGGGGCGAGCGTGTCCACCGAACCGATTTTCAGGCCGGTGATGTAGTCGCCTTTCGGCTGTTTACCCGACAATGCGTTGTTGAGCGAGTCGATGTCGTTTCTGGTCACGTCGGCGCTGAACGTCCAGGCGTCGAGTTTGAGGCCGGCTCCAGCGTAGTAGGCGTGGCCACCATCCCCGATGGAGGATTCTCCGCTGTTGCCGCCGGCGCTGGCACCTCCGGATTCGTAGGTGACGGTGAGCACGCCTCCCGAAACCTTGACGATCTTCTTGGAGATCTCGGCAGTGACGACGAGGCCCGTGTTGTTGTCACGACCCGTGACCAGGTCGCCAACGTCCGCGTCGATGCCGTCGGGAATGTCCACGTCGATGGTGCTGGTGTTCCGAAGCTCCTGGAATTTCTGCCTGCCCTTGTCCTCGAGCTCGTCGGCTTCGGCGTTGGACAACTCGTATGTGGCGGTGCGTTCGTCAAGGCCTTTGAGGGTCTGCGTGTGGCTGAACGTGCCGTTCGCGTCGGCGTACCAGTGGATGACGGTACGGTCCTTGAGTTCGCCCTTGCCCAGGCAGATGAGATGGTTGATAGGGTGCGCCGCCTGTTTGGCGGTGAAGTCGATGAGGTCCGAGTCGATGCTGTCGCCGATCGTGCGGACGGGCATGGCGCTCATGGATACCTTGTCGCCGTCATTACGCAACCGGAGTTTGAGTCCGCTTGCCCTGAGCATCTTGACCAGACCGCTGTACAGGTCCACGTACCGGTCGAACTGGCAGGTGGTCTTGTGGTCGGCGCTTTCTTCGGTGACGGTGAACAGGCCTTGCAGTCCCGCACGGCTGACGAGCGTGCGCATGATGACGGGAATCGTGCCGGACAGGGTGAGGTAATCGTTGTTCCTGTCCGGTTCGATGATCTTCGAGGCGAGCACTCCATGCCAGTCGCGGCCATGCCATGTGACGGTGGACAGGCCGCCGTCCACGTCGACATCCGTGTCGTCGATGATGCCGCCGTACTCGGTGCCGTCGATCATGATGCGGCTTCCCGCCTTGAGCGCGGCGTCTTCGACCTGCAGGTCGAAGTCGTTCTCCCCGCTGCCGAACGCGAGGTCGAGCGTGTATGAGGCGTGGCTCGCCACGGGTTTGCCTGTGGCGTCGGTGACGATCAGGTCCATGGCGGTTCGCTCCTTTCCTCGCAGACCGTCAAGTCGAATTGGAATCCTCCCGGCCAGCTGACCGACTGTGTTCCGGGCGCGAGCGGTTGGAACACGTACCGGCCGGAATCCTTGCCCGACCCTCGCACGGCCTGCGCGAAGCAGTTGGTGGCGAGCCCGGTGCCGCTGACCATGGTGACGGTCCTGACATCGCCGGTGCCGTCGATTTCCAGACGTGAGCCGGATGGTACGGTCACGTCGACCTCGTATCGGTTGGTTCCGATGATGACGTACGGGTTTGTGCACGGTCCGAATATCGTGAGTTTGACCGGCTGCGGGATGGATGTGTCGTTGACGATCTCCGCGCCCAATGCCATGCCGGCGAAATCATGCGGATAATCATATGGATAGTCAAGGTCGGCGGTTCCGGAATCGTATCGTGGCGTGAAATGCGTCATGGTCGGACGGCGCCACACGCCATCGGCCAGCACGATGGTCAACTGTGTCTCGACCATCGTGGGCGTGATGGATTGCGGTTCGCTTTTCGTGATCCACGCTTTGGCTTCCCATTCGCCGTCGGCGATGAGCGTGCCCGGGTTCCCGGATGCCATGTCGGCGTCCGAGAGGCGGCGCAATAGGTTGAGCGTCTCCGGAGAATCGTGGATCTTCACGGTGACTGTCGCCTCGCGTGCCTTGCGGGTGATGCCCGTCATGCCGCGCGAGGCGAGGCTGTAGTCCCAGATGCGGGCGCGCAGTCCGGTGAGTGTCTCGCCGTAGAGCGGCCCTTCGAAACCGATCGACTCGCCTGTTGCGCCGCTCACGTAGCTCAGGGTTCTCATGCCACGCTCCTTACGAGTCTTGCGAAGTCACGTTGGGTGAACGGCCGGTCGTCGGCCGTCGCCGCTTCGACGGCTTCGATCAGCGTGTCCATCCTGCCGATGACGGTTTCCAAGAGTCTGTCGGAATCCGATGGCGTGGCCGTGGTGACGTTCAATCGTCCGGTCTTCGCCCAGTCCGTACCGTCGAGGCTCATCGTGGAGACGAGCGAGTCCATGGACCGGTTGACCACGGCGGCTGAATCATCGATGCCCAATGCCATGCCTCGGCCGATCATCACGCCGACCTCGTCACGCATGAGGCGTGACGGCGAGTGGATGCCGAGTTTGCTTTTGACAGCGGAGATGGCGTCGTTGACGCCGGAGAGCAGGCTCGACGCGATGCTGCCGATCTTGCTCTGGATGCCGCTGACGATGCCGCTGACGATGTTCGCTCCGATGCTGAGCATGCGGCCCGGCAGGGAGGAAAGGGTGCTGACGATGTTCTGCACGAACTGCTTGCCGGCCTGCGACGCCTTGGTCCCCATCTGGGACGCCCAGTTGGCGACGCTGGAGATCGTCGCGGACAGCCAGGAGCCGATTCTTCCCGGCAATTGGGCGAGGAACGTGCCCACGCTCGTGAGGAACCGGCTGCCCGCCTGGATGGCCTGCGATGCCATGTTGGAAACCCACGCCGAGGCTGAGGCTACGGCTCCCGCGAGCCAGCTGGCCACATTGCCGGGCAGCTGGGTGAGGAACGTGCCGACGTTCTGCAGGAACTGCGTACCCATCTGTAGAGCCTGCATGGCCGTGGACGACACCCATGCGCCGATGCTCGCGGCTGTCGAGGCGAGCCATGCGGCCACGTTCCCTGGGAGTTGGGTAAGGAACGTGCCGACGTTCTGCACGAATTGCATGCCCATCTGGAGAGCCTGCGCGCCGAACGCGACCGCGTACAGCGCGATTGACGTGACGGTGTAGCCGAGCCAGTAGGCGATCGTCTCTGGCAGGTTCATGATCGCGTTGGCGAGGTTCGTGAGGAACTGTTGGCCGGCCTGCAATGCGGACTGGCCAAGGCTCACGGCCCATGAGGCGACGGCTGACGCTGTTCCGGCGAGCCAGCCGGCGATGTTGCCGGGCAGTTGTTGGAACCATTGTCCGACACCTTGGATGGCCGACGGGAGCGTCGAGGTGAAGAACGTGACGATGGTCTGGCCGATGGAGACGACCGTGCTCACGGCCGTCTGCCATGCGGATGAAAGGAACGACGTGAACGACGCCCACATTTGACGTCCGGTATTGGTCTGGGTGAAGAACCATGCCAATGCGGCCACGACCGCACCGATGGCTACGACGAGCATTCCGATAGGATTCGCGTCCAAAGCAGCGCTGAACGCCAATTGCACGGCAGTAGCGGCCTTGGTCACCGCACTCCACGCCGATTGAGCGGTCTTGACGATGTTGAACGAGCCAGCGAGTTGCTTCAGACCGCCCGTCACACTTCCCGCGGCGGAGATCTTGCCAATCAAATCGAACGCGGCCGTAGCGGTCTTCTCCACACCGGAGGCAGTCGCGGAAATGGCCTTCAGTCCACCGGAAATTGTCTTCAGCCCGGCCGAGACGATATCCCAGCCTTTGACCGCGAGCAATGCGATGGTGATGGCTTTCAACGCGCCGGACACCAGTGCGCCGTTCTGCTGCGCCCACTGTCCGACCGACTGCAGCCAGCCTCCCACCGTCATGAGCACGCCGGTCAAAGTGTTCAACAGTCC